TATATATGCCTAAGTACTGATATTTGTTGTCTCTTATACCTGTTGGCAGTTGATCAATTACTGCTGGATCAACCCATGGCAATAATGATTTGATTTGCTCCTTGGATAACAGATCCCTTGTTGATGCCTGGTCACAGTCAGATAAGTCTCTTTTGGTAAAATATGGATCTAGCATTAACGCATTGAATGGCTTCCAATACATCTTTATGTCACCATTCACTTTATCACGTGAATAATCCATGTATATGCCAATGATTGACAATCCCGTTTTCAATGAATGTTCAAATGCTTCTGAAATAACATAATCAGCATTAGCCTTCTCATAGACGTAGTACATTATGTCGGAAAATTGATCTGCTGTTTGAACGTCTGATCCTTCAATAGGCGCACAGACTGTGGCTGTTCTGTTTTCACGCTCATAGCCTGAATATAAGTTAACAACGCGTCTGATCTTATTAAGCTCCAAGATCATGCGATTCTGCTTATTCAGCTTAGTCTTTTCAAGATTTGTCCAGTTATCTCCAGCATAAGCTCGAAGGTCTCTGTATGCAGAGGCATAGTATACTCCATAAGTTCTGTACGCATCATAAAAGAATTGATTAAATTGAAATACTTTTTCATTGTGCGCCCCTGAAAGTGTTATTGCATTATTCATAACCACTCCCTACGTAGACGCGCCCATTCTTCAGCTGACAAGCCTGCGGAGCTTCCAGTTTTTTGAACCGCTTCTGCACAATAAATCAAGGCTTTTGATCCATGTGATGCCCAGTCGTGATAGCTTTTTTCACGGTAACAACCCAGTTTTTCATTCCATTCTTTTCTAAATGATTCAACAGCTTTAATGCCTTTAACACATTTTGTTTGATCAAAAAAGAACCGGGGAAGCATATTTCTCAAACATTCAATGCCAAACATTTCATTCGAATCACGCGGAATGATGTCAACTTTTAAACCTGTGCCACGTGCTATGTCTGCTAGACTTTTACCCGTTTGAAGTGATCTGGATTCGGCATCATGTGGCATAAAATGCTTCTCATAGTTATACGGTTTATTCTTTAGCCAATTTATGTAATGCGCCAAAGGCTCATCACTGTTTTCATAGTAATCAATGCAATGCACTTCACGGCCAACCAGTTGAAATACCCAAATGGCGTTCATATCGCCTATGCCGATGTCCCAAGCAGTATATGTTTTTGCATGTTCGTCATACGGAAGATGGCAAATGCGATGTTCTTGTCTGGCAGTTGATATCATCTTCGCAAAGTAATAACCTTCATTTGCAGTTTCAAACGCCTCTTCGGGTGTGGAGGGATATTCCCTCTTCATGTATTCACCTTGCGTCAGCATTTTTTTGATATACCAGGCTTTCTGTTCGGAATTTAAAATAATATCTTTACTCTCTAAATCCTCAAAATACTCCTGCATCTCTTTAGTAATCAAGACATTTTTTGAATCTAATACATAATCTGGATGCTTCCACCATGGGAAGAACCACAACTTCCAATCAAGTGTTCCCAATGCATGACCATGATCTTGCATGTCTTGAGCCGCCTTGCATAGGTTATAGAAGTGACCATCCCTGCCTCTTGCAGTCGATTCCATGCATACAAACTGGCCGGCTTGCACTGCATTAAGCGCTCCAGAGATAATTTCATTTGCTTTGGTTGGATTCTCTTGACATACCTTTGCGAATTCAGTGATATGTAAAAGTTGAATGGTCCCACCACGAAGTGATGTTGCCACACGAAAGACGGAGCCATTGGAAAAACGCATTTCATGTACGTTATCCCTGTATGCATGGCACATGTCTCTAACAAATTGTGGCAGGTTGTCATATGCAAACTTTACCTTATCGACGAAGATTTCCCTGGCTATGTCTTTGTTGTCTGCAACAATGGCAGCGTTTGTGTTGGGCTGAAATAAGCAGTAATCCAAAAAACGCAATGCATGAAATGTTGTCATACCAAGCTGTCTAGCCTTGAGAACAATGTTTAAATTTTCTGCATTCAAAAGTGTTTTTTGTGCCCAGTTTGGTTTGAAATCAACAACATTTCCCTCTTTGTCTTTTATCTTGTACAGATTATTCAGTCGCCATTCTTGTGATCTAAGAAGTTGAAATGCAGATTCTTGTGTTTTGGTCATGATACATGTTGTTAAATTAAAATTTAAATTACATTTTTTTTTATTTATTTTCTATACAAATGTGTAAGTTTTTTGTATTCTGTATGAAAAAAGAAGGCATTCATGGAAAATTTAACTCTGGACACTTTACAGCTTTCCTTTAGAACAGAAAAAGCATTGAAAAGTTGTGGAATAGATGATTTGCAAGGCTTATTAAAAAAATCAGCCGGTTCACTAATGAAAATTCAGACTTTTGGAAAATCATCATTAAAAGAAATAAGAGAAAAGTTATCATTCTATGGCTTATGTTTATCAGGAGATATTTTGGTTAGATCTCCTTTAGGCGTTTCTCTTGCTTATGATATTCCAAAACTATGTGAAGGACTTTGTGAATCTATTAGAGAAATCAATGGTTCAATCAACTTTTTAAATGAATCAATCAGAGAACTTCAGTTTAAAGTGAAAGATATGGAAGAAACAATTTCTAGAATAATATCAGAAGAAAGTTATAAAAATGACAACAATTGACTGCATCTCAGACTTACATGGCTATCAGCCCACCTTACCAGGCGGTGATTTGTTGATTGTTGCAGGCGATTTGACTGCTAGAGATAAGCCACATGAATATGATCATTTTTTTAAATGGCTGGAATATCAAAAGTATAAGAAAATCATATACATTGCAGGCAATCATGATGGATTGATTGAAAAAAACAACATTCATTTAAGCACTCTTCATGATATTCATTATCTTTTTGATTCCATGACAATTTTTGAAGGCTTAAAGATATGGGGCAGCCCATGGACGCCCACATTTCTAAACTGGCATTTCATGAAAAACAGAGGCCAGGAAATAAAAGAAAAATGGGATTTGATACCAGATGACATAGACATTCTGATAACACATGGCCCTCCCTATGGTGTTCTTGATAAAGCGCCGCTATCTTCCAGAGCAGATAAATTCAAACATTGTGGCTGTGAAGAATTAAGACTAGCCCTTGAACGCATTAAACCAAAGCTGCATGTCTTTGGCCACATCCATGGTGAAGGCGGAAAAACAATGCTATTCAAACATTTAGGCCCAAACACAATATGTGTTAATGCATCTATAATGGATGAAGATTATAATCCTGTTAACCAGACAGTAAGAGTGATTTTATGAAAAAATGTGAAGAATGCAATCAAGAAACAAAATACGATCATGAATATGATGCTTTTTTCTGTGCCAATTGCAAGGAATGGACAGAGAGAAAGTGTTCAGATCCAACATGTGAATTTTGTGCAAAAAGACCTGAAAAGCCTATGCCGGTGGAAAAACAGGCACTCCAGGCGGAGGAAAGTGAGACGGATTCACACACGTTACCAGCGGACCACTCAAAACCATAAGCCCACCAGAAATATATGTTGTATATCCAGTTCCATCAATTGCATAGCCTGAAGCATTCCATAATTCAAATGTATCCGCAGTAGCCTGTTGAACATAAAATGTTTTGTTATTTAATTGCTGCATGCCTGTCAAGACATTGAATTTGATGAAACGCAAGGCTTGTCCATTTAAAAAGCCATGATCTGTCAATGTAACAACAATCGGCCATGTTTTTGTTATGGCTTCTGGAACAAATTGTCTAATTGTGAAATGCGATAGAGATGAATCCGGGCTGCATGGATATTCATCCTCAGGCTGTGTATCAATGAATTGATACAAAACACTATTTGGATCTTGCGGATTTGGTTCACTCATGATAATATTTTTTTATATGTAATCATACACCAAACAGGATATATGGTAAAAAACAATAAAGGCGAATACGAAAAGTCTATCAGAATTACACCCAAACCAAAAAAAGAAGGTATCATGCCTTCTTATTCAGATGGACAGAAACAATCAAAAGTGCCTAGGCCGAAGTCTCTGACTCCGCTGAAGAAGAAGTAGCCTCAGTATTTAAAATAGACCTGTATTGTATATCTCCTGCACCCCAGATAACAACAAAGCCTTCTGTGCGATTTACCGATTGTAAAAGTTTCTCCTCAGTAAGTTTCTGCAATTCTTCGTTGTCGTAGATAGATGCATCTACACGCATGCCTTGCGTTACACTGCCATCATCAAAAAAAATCTGTACCCATACTTTAATGTTATCCATTTTTCTCCATAAACATTTGTTTTATTTCTTCTGCTAATTCATTGTCAGACATTAATTCTGTTAAACATTCTCTGATGGAATCTTGCCATTGCAACATGCTACATCCTTCACCATAAATGCGTCTGTTTGTTACAGGAGTTTCTATATAGCCAGACCATTTTTTATGCGTTGGCGACCAAACAGTAGGCACTTTTAATGTATATTTTGTTTCACCGATGTTTAAAAACACTTCTCCCTCACCGATGTTATCTTTCATATAAGCCTTTATGATTGTGTGGACCATATCTAGCATACGCTCTATATGATCCACAATGTATTTTAGACCATATCGTTGAAATCAACGATATGTTCGACAGCATATTAACGAGCCACACAACCTGATTTATCAACTGTGTATGTTGAGCCATCTGGACTCATTGTCACACAGCATTCATGCTCTATTGCATGTATGCAATTTGCTACACACATAACAGCTAATAGCATCATCATTTTTTTCATTTCTTCTCCTTTTTTAAAATGGACGTGTGTTGTTTATAATCACGTCCGAATTGTTTTTTGGGTGATTTGCATCTACCCATTCCCACTTATTATCTTTGCTTACTAAAATTTCACCTACTTCACCTTGTGAAACGAACTTTAGTCTTATCCATCTAACGAAATTTTTAAACATTTTAATACCTTGAAGGACAAGAAGGATTATTACAAGCTTGTCCCTCTGGATAATTTATATGACAATACGGACATTTCCAATGCTTTACCCAACCTTTGTCGGTGCATTCCATTTCACTTTCTAAAATGTAAATACCTTTTTTATTTGAATGCACATTTTTAACTTTCATGAGTTCATTATTTCCCATATCCAGATAAATCTCATTCGTTTGCATATCAAGTTTTGTGCTATCAATATACATTTTTTCAGCACCGCATACAGTTGATGCTAAAGCTAATATACAAATAATAAATCTATTCATTTTTTCTCCATTTTTTTTATTTTATCTATCACATCTTGCTGTTTTTTCTTGTCGATCTCTACCATTCTAGCCAAAAACTTTTTAATCCATTTTATTATCAAATGCATCAGATTTTTCCATCCCTTTGTAAAGGTTTTCCACAAGCGTTATAATGTTTGCTTGGTCTTTAAATATTTGACTGACAGATTCTTCCAGGTGGGAAATTCTTTTTTCTTGAATCCAAAGCCAATAAACATGCAACGAACCCCAACACATGCCCATTAAAATATATAAAATATTAATGATCATGTTTTATTCCCAGCCTCTTCTCTATTTCAGCAACTTTTTCAGTAATTCTTTCAACAAATATTTCATGATTTAGGCTTAGTTGTTCATCCCATGTTTCGCTAAGGCGTTGAAGGCATTCCTCCTTGTCAAAGGAGTTGCCAATAAGGTTAGCCACTAAAAGCGACTCCAGAGCAGACATGCCAACAGAAAATGATTCTAAATCCAATATGTTTTGGATAATTCGGCACATATTTTTGGCTCTAGCAATAAAATCTTCGTAATCATCATCTTTTTCATTCATGTTGTTGCAAAAGAGCTGAAATGTCCATCAATTCGTCTTGGATGTATGATAATTTCATTCGTAAATCATGCAATTTATCACCATCTTCGTCTTTATCCCACCATGGATTATGTTTTGACAAATTTTGGAAGATGTTGTCATCAATTAAATGATTGATTTTTTCAATGCATCTGCCTGTATTAACCAATGATTTGAATATTTTATTGTCTAGAGATAGACAATGTTCATCTTCAAAGCAATCACCACTCATGTTTCCCTCGTTTTTATCCACAGTTCTTTCATTGCTACTGCATCTACTCCTATGACCCCATCTGGCGTTAACATTAAGTCTTCGCCATGTCTTTCATTCCACGCATTCATAAGAGATAGATGGTCTTTTAATGACCGAAAGTCATCACCAAATGCCCATACAGCAAATTCTTCATCATTAACAAAAATATCTTTCATGATTATTCAGATATTCACTTATATGGTTTCTTCAACTGCCGGAACAATGCCTTCTGTTGGCTCGCAACATGTTTTGCATGGAGCTTCATTCTCAACAATCGGTTGTTGCGTTTGTTCAACATGTGGTTTAGGGCTCAATAGAACTTGATGATTTGGATCATTTGTTAAGTCTTGTCCAATCACTTCAACATATTGAATTCCAGGCATTACCCTTGATAGGAATGCAATTTGTTCATCTGTTACCATCAATAAATACTGTTTCATTTTATCACCTTATATGTTTTTATGTTTTCCATGATCATATCAACTTGCGCATCGGATATATGTTTTAAGAAATGCAAGGCTCCCAACAAACATGTTAATGCACCAACAACTTCTGTAATTTCCATGCCTTTAGAAGCCATAAACTCAGAAATGTCAGCAGCATGTTCTTTAATGTGTTGCGGCACTTCTCTATAGTCTGATAAATCGGTTTTTTCGTTGGATTCTTCCAACTCTTCCATTTTTATTCTATCCTTTACCAAATCCACAATACGTCTCACTTCTTCATCTGTTAAATCCATCATTCACCCGAATAATAACATAGATGTCATGAAAAATATCATAAACATGAACATAAACATTAAAATTAAGCCTATATTTTCTTCCATGGTCAAATCATATATATTGTAAGTTTTTTTTGTCTATGGTTTTTCATTAGAATCAAAGATTTATTTTGCCAATAAAAAGGCAGATTTGTCTTCATCATGCCAATGCAATATTTCTTTTATCATGTCGGATTCTGTACGCGTAAGCTTGGACAACATAGACAAGAAATGCTGGACTCTATCACCCATGTTCATATAGTTGGCTTTTCCGGTAATGGCATCCAATGTGTTGGATTTAATATAGCCCCACAACATCCACATGTTGTTGTATATTCACTCCAATAACAATGTTGTGGAGTTTTTGAGTGATGATATGTAGCAACCAACACACCATAATCACAATATATGAGAACCTTTTCTGATTCATCATATTCATCTGTGGGCGGCATTTGTGTTTTACAATCAATCCAATTCATGTATAACTCCGATTATGAACACATGCGTTTTTTGTTTGATGCCTGCCGTTGTTGTCGTTTGTAAAGACATTTACATTAAACACAAATGCACCAAGTGTGGAACCAAACGCATTGAGTATGCCGATGACAAAATGAAAGTGGTGAAACAGGTTTGGGATAAGATCACTCAAGCTTACCGCCCATGATTTCCAATATTTTACATCCGTCTGATTCATAAGCCTGTATCAGCAAGTTCTTTACATCAGCAATGGGTAAGTCATTCACAGATGTAAATGTAATCACATCTTTTACAGCAATGCCATCCATACCCAAGTCCAATTGTTTCATTAATTTGGTAACATTTTGCATTAATGCATTTGCATACATCACTTCAAACCGGTAGTGGAATTTATTCACCAATCCCGAGCCTGTAATAACAATGCATTCAATTCATCAATCAATTTCTGAGCATGTTCAGCTGTCACATTCAACACATCTCTTGCATTAATGCATTTCATGATGGCTTCTCTATCGTCCGGTTCAGACATGTCACCGCTGTCACACCATTCAACATCATGCATGGCAGAGGCGCATCGAGATAACAATGCACCAAATGCACGCCTGTAATCAGGCTGATGTTTTTTCATCAGAGTGCGTGCAGCATCTTCCATCTTATAATACAGATAATCATATGATCCACCACTCATGTTTCATCTCCATAATATTCTTCAATTGATTTTCTCATTTCTTTGTGAAATTCATCCAACAGATCAATGATAGTCTGTTTTTCTCCACATACCGCGCATACTCGTAGAACCGCATCCGTCAGGCTATAACATGCAGTCAACATGGGTATTGTTGGATAACCATTCATTGCATTAAGACATTTTCCAACCATTTCAGCAACCAAACGGTCATCTGATCCACCGCTCATGTTTTCTCCTGGTTTGTCTCATAAATCTCTTTAGCCCATGGGAATTGCTTTAAATACTCAGCATATGTTGCATCTGTTATATCTATTAAGCCATCCATGTAATATATATCATCCATGATTCCGCCATCATTAACCAATGTAAAGTTGTAACCATAGGCATTCTTCATCATGACCATATTTGGAAACGGAGATGTTGGATGAAATATGCCGGGACATTTAATGCTGAATTGAAGTGGAGGCGATATCTTCAACTTGTTCTGTATGTCTATTGCACAATAATATGTCGCCATCACTCCCCCATCCAAGCATCAACCATTTCACCAAACCGTTGTTTCATGCCATCACTGTCCAACATTACCACAGATTGGTATCCAGACAACAACATGCGTTCCAACGTCAAAACCGAAACCACAGGCGCATAGTCTTCTTCTTCCAACAAATCAAATATGCGCACAGCCAACATATGCATTTGTTTGTTCATTATCTGTGTCAACAGATCTTCATTCATCATTCACCCAACATTTCTTCCATCATATATGTGTAAATTTTTTTTTACAAATTTTTTGGCGGGATTTTTTTTTTGGATGTGGGTTGGTTGTGTTTTTCATGTGTGGCATGCATTTAGCATTCTGGATTTGTAATGTAATTTTTTTTATTCAGAAGTAGCGGTTTCATTCAGAGGGGGCATGGGATGTGCCAGACTTGTGGTGTATTTTTTTTTATTTGGAAGTAGAAGTCTCTTTCAGGTGGAGCATGAGAAGATAATAATAATATAACCAGTACTTGTTAAGGTCATGCCCCCCTCATCTTTCCAGCCTGCCAGGATTGGGATGAGACTCTATTAACAAATGCATTGAACGATGCAATTCAAATCAATTGTATATGTTTATAACCATGCCCACGCATCGTTATGTAGATGATATGTCTATTACTATGATGGATATGGCTTGTGGCTGGCTTGTGAGGCTGATTCAGACTGGGCTTGCTTTTCAACTATGAATGCGAATGCAGCTGTGGCTATGTCTTTGGCAGCATTCTTAGACTCATCTTGATCCCAACCTCTGTGCCTTGCTTGAGTCTTAAGCACAAAGCATTGCAAAGCTGTGTCTGTTGAATCTGCGGCTCTTGATAACACGCTTAGTTCAATATCATCTAACCAACGTTCTCTTGCATCTTTTAATGCTTCAGCAAGTTCAGCATCATTATCACATCTATGTCTTAAACAACTTCTTGTAGTACCCATGCAATCTGCCACTCTTGATAAGTTGCCATTATGCTCTTTTATCAGTGTAAGCATGGTATCTTTATCTAATGGTATACCTGGCCTTGGTTGTTTGGCTTTTTCACCTAGCTTGGCTTTGCCCTTTGGATATCCTGCCACATCTAACCTATTGTTTAACCTGTTGATTATGCTATAACCAAACCATTTACCTATGCTTCTCCCGCTGACGCGGGTTTTGGCTCAAGGCTGATTATACCGTCTGTTGTACTCTGTCAAATAAAAACTTGTCAAGTTCTCCCCTAAAATATATGTAAATATATTTGTTGACATATAATCATTTATTTAATTCATTCTGGCTATTGTATTAATATTAATCATGTGATAAGATTAAATTATTGAACACACATTAACCATGCATGCTATGCGCTGTATGTGCTACCTGTTAGTAAATGCTAAACATAAAAAAGAGATAAAGATGTTAACACAACAAACGACTGATTATTATAAAACTGGCAAGCTATACCCCAAGCTTGACGCATACATGATGGATAATGGACATTATGTGTCCTATCTGGGCTCATCATGTCAATTTAAGAATGCTAAAAATTACAAATATAGAGGCTTAAAATGAATTATTCACAATTTTTTGCACACATGGTGCGACCAGATAGTACCGATTCACTTGTGGGTGTTAAAGACAATGCACCTGAAAAACTGATTTTGCTTATAAAACAAATTCACCATCAACATTTTTATAGATGCGCTCAAAATGATTGGATATATAAAACAATTTGGGAGGCATTTGCAGATTTGGAAGAAAATTCCATCGACGAATGTAATATTAAATCTGATACCTGGAATAACCAAATAACATTATGGCTACATAAAAATTGCAATGCTTTTGCATTGGAATTATGTGAAGAATGTCAAGAAAACTGCGACAATGAAAACACAGACATATTAACAATTATTGGTGAAGCTCAATGCCTAGCCAAACACAGGATTTACCATGCCGTCAATGATTTTATGAAAGAGAGAGAAAATGTCTAACATAAACGAATTAACCGCAATCATAACCATTCTGGGCGTATTTATTGCAAATGCTGCACTCATAATTCCATTGTTTTTATGGGTTCGTTCAGAATCCAGAGCTGATATCAGACATATGGATGCAAAAATGGAATCCACAAGAGAACTTGTCCGAGCCATTCATGATGAAATGATTGATTTTCATGCACGTTTAACAGAAATCAAGAAATAGACAGATAGATTTATATCTTGATAAATGTTATGATAAATACATGATTGAAAAAACCAAACACTTATTAAAAAAGCAATGGGGTGATATTGCGGATTCTTTGGATTGTTATGCCGAAGTAAAATTCATTGATCCCCAATCATCGTGGGCATGTTATGTATATGCCATGAATCCAGAAAATGAAGATGAGATTATGTGTTTAATCGTTGGCAGAGTCATTGAAACATGCCAATGGACATTAACCGAGCTATTTAGAGAATACAATAGCCATGGTGAACACCCTGTGATTGATACAGATTACAGGCGAATTAAATTAAGGAGTATATTTAAACGTTTATGACTGCTGATGAAATAACAAATTTAAGACGCTCTTTAGGCGTTTCACAAGAAAAGTTTGCCCATATGTTAGGTACAACTTTATGCACTGTTAATCGGTGGGAGATGGGTCACGTAAAACCCTCACGCTTATACATTAAAGAACTTAAAAACTTAAAGAGTGCACATGGATCATACTTATGTCGATGCGAAGAACCTAAAAACGCTTGAGCAATATGCAGTTGCGTTAATTTCTGCATTTATGTCACTGAAAACACTTGAATCTTTTGAAGCTAAGGCCGTTGATCTTGGCATTTTAACAGAAGATTTATCATGCAGAGCCAATACAATTGTCTGGGATTTACGCAGGCTTATGGCTATTTACTTGGCACAGGCTGAAACAACCCTGCAATTGATTAATCCAGAAGAAATGGACGTACAAAAAATTATTAATGACTTACAAAAGTCTGCCTTAACCAAGGCTAGACAAATAACTAGAAAAAAGAGAGAAAAATAATGTTTTTTATATATTCTCGTGTGTCAACTGAGGAGCAAGATACTCAGACACAAATTGATTTATGCAGAAAATTAGTTGAACAAAGACCGCACCATAAAATTAAATATTTTACCGATGAAGATTCTTCAACTTCTTATATTCCAATGCAAGACCGCATAGGCTTACAAGAAATGATATCACAGTTAAGAAAAGGCGTTACTGTTGTTATTTATGCACTGGACCGTCTTGGACGTGACATCATTGAAGGCGTTACAATTTACAGACAGATTGCAAATGCCGGCGCATTTTTAATATCTGTTGATAATCCACTCGGTGAAACTGACTTTTCCATGAATATTAAATTTGCAGTTGCTCAAGAAGAAAAGAGAATGATCAGTGAAAGAACTCGTTTTGGCCTTAAGCAAAAACAGTCCCGATTTGAGAGGGTAGGCGCTGTATGGTTTGGCTATCAGCTTGATGAAACAAAACTACAAACCTCAAAAGAAAAAGCACCTTCTTTTGGCAAGCCTTATATGCTTATTCCGCATCCTGAAGAAATGAAAATTGTTGTTCAGGCAATCAAATTGCGTGAAGAAGGCCTTTCATATGACAAAATAGCAGATAAATTAAATGAAGATGGCCATTTTAACAGGAATGGAAAACCATTTCAGACAATGACTGTATATCGCATTCTGTCAAATCGAGACAACAGGTATCCAGCTCATATGCTGCAACAAGCGGGCCTGTCTCTTCAATCCATATGACAGTTTTAGGGTTTGGATTGTATAATTTCATGCATGGCCCCAACGAAACAATTTGATCGCCTGTAAAAAATATACCATCCATACAATCCAAATAAAACTTTATCAAATTATCTACATCAGGTTTTTTTGTGTGTTTAACAATGCCAGAATTGTATAACGGTAAATCTTTTTTCCTGGTGCTTTTGCAAATTGGCATTTGAAAAATAAATGAGATCCGTGGATAATTAAATTGTTTTTCATCAAGCGATAATAATAATTTCTTTATAATATTTTTTTCTTTTGCTTGGGGATCGTAAACATTTACAACCCCCTTGCATTGGTAATATCTAGGCCGACTTTGTTGTATTGGTATGCCTGGAATGATGATTTTCATTAAAATGGAAGCTCTTCTTGTTCCACTATCACATCATCCGGCTTCATTTCTGGATTTTCCAACAAATATTTGTCTATTGCTTGCATAATTTGTGCTCTAAATCTGTTTTTAACTGCCTCATTGTCAAAAGAAATCATTTCAATATACTTCTTTTCTCCCATTTCTGTTTGAATTTCTTTTGATGGCAATGAAATCCATCGGTTTGTGCCTTTTTCAAAAATTTTCACATCTCTCAATGTTAATTTCCATGGCACAATGCGCACATCGCATGTGGCCAATAGACTGCCTTTGTTGACTGCATTTATGTTTTGTACTTCTATCATATTTTTTCCTTATGTTATGGGGGCTTTTCTTCTAGATTTTTCATCAAAAATCATCATTTGTCCTGTATAAAGGCGATCACTTAGCGCTTCACCACAGTAAGTGCTAAGGCTTTCTTCATTCAAGTTGGTTGTTATAATTGTTCCTCTTTCTTTCCATTGCATCCGACTGTTGATTAAGTCCATAAAAAATGACATGAAACCGGGAGATGGTTCTTTTGTTCCAAAATCATCAATGACTAAAAGAGAAACAGAGTTTAACTTTTGGATAAAATCATTTTGATTGCTAGTATTATCCAACCAATCACTCATCATTTTTTTTTGAGTTATAAATAAACATGAGCGATTTGCACGTGTAAATAATTCGCAAACCGCCATGGACGAATAAGTTTTTCCTGTGCCAGCATTTCCATACATCAAAACAATTCCGGATGGCTTGCATGCAAATTGCCTTAAAAACTCTAATTTTGCATTCGATTGATTCAGCTTTTCAAATGAGACATCATGATGCACATCGCCAATATCGTTTTTTTCGCAAAATAAAGGCCATTCTATGCATCTGCGAGATATGACCTGTGTATCCATAGCTCCCCATTCATTTTTGATGCCAGAACGCACGCATGTTGTTCCGCCACATATCCATACCCTTTTTTGTGAATGCGGAGGATTTACATACGGGGCATAGTGTTCTTTTCCATTGCATTTGGGGCAAACTATGGTTGATGACATGGCCGGAATGTCTAATTTTGTCCATTTTCCGGAAGAAACATAATGCACTAACACATCTTTTTGTGTATGTAACATGTTCTTAGCCACAAACTTAAGTAATTTCATATGGCATTTTCTCTCATAGATTTCAGTCTCTCATGTGCGACATTGTCGTTTGAAGAAGGAGCAAATTTTCTCTTTGGCTTGCTGTTCATTTGAGAGTGTATTTTGGAAAAAGCCTCTCTGAAATTCTGTGCAGGATTAGTGGCTTTACCGCCTTTTTTGTTTGTCACAATGACGCTTTGCCAGCCTTTAAAGTCTCCCCTTTGTTCGTTGTCGGACACTGCCCATGTGAATGTTTTTAACAAAACAATGGTATTTTGCTTCTCTACTTCGACCATTTGTTTAACTTGGTACATGAATTTATTCATGTCAGTTGGCGGTCGATAAACAGGGTTGTGTTCGGCTAATATTGCCAGCATTTTCTGGGTTATCTCATGGACAAGTGGAGAAAATTCCTGTTGCTTCATTTTTTTAGAAGAAGAATTAGAAACACCAACCTCATCGGCGATAGCCGATATCGGCGAAGCCGTCTTTTTTGTGCACAGCTTAGACTCATTTGAATCATGGGTAGGTATTGTATATATTCTTTCTTCTTTACTTTCTTCTCTATATATAGAAGGGAGTGCAGGATCCTGCACATGAGGTGTGCACTTTTCCGCACTACTGCTGTGCACTTTTCCGCACACCTCATGTGCACTCACATATTCAATTTCTGGAACAATTGCTTTTCTGACTGTCCTTCTTCCATCAAAACTGACCACCTCTAAAAGGTTTAAATCTCTTAATTCAGCCAAAAGTTCATAAAACCTTCTTCTTTTAAGCTGCATGAATTCGCATAAATATTCTTCACTTGCATAACATCCTCCTGCTTTTGGGCAATGAAGAGAACGAAGTTCTGCCCACAATGCTTTTGCTTGCATAGACAAATCTCTTCTAAGCCAAATTTCTGATGGAATAAGCACATGTGTAAAATGACGTGATAAAAGTTCAGACATTTGTATTCTCCTCTAAATAGAAAGAATCCAAAAAATCTTGCTCTTCTTTTATTAATATAAAGCTTGACGGATCATTTTCTTTTTCATATTTGCCAATGTTATTTTTCACTAATTGATTGACTTCTTCATCTGTTAATTTATGTATATTTTGATGATAAGCAGATAAATTACAGGCTAATTCAACGCCTAATAAAGATATGAAATGATGAGGGACATGTAATCCTTTAAAATCTTTATGCATTATGAGTCTCCTTTTATCAGTTTTTTCATAATCTGTATTTTTGCTTCACTTGAAATGTCAGTTGATCTAATCAAAGATTTTGGCACAATTATGTATTGAAATATTTTGTCTTCTGAATCTATTGAAATTTGATCAAAATCATCTTGATCATTGACAGGTAAATTTTCTCTTTCTATACTCATGGATATATCCTTATAGTTAGGTGTATTCATTTATTTAGGTACATTCCTTTATTTAGGTGTATTGATTTATTTAGGTATTCCTTTTTGCATGGGTATATCCTTATACTTAGGTGCATTCCTTTATTTAGGTATTCCTTTTTGTAAGGGTGTTTAGGTGTTCCTTGTTCAATAGTATTCATGGATATTCCTTGTTTTTATTCATGGATATTTCCTTTTTGTTAGTAGTTTTTAAATGTACGCTAGTTACGTACATTTGGTTTATATTTATGATTTATTCCAAGGCCTATCCAACTGGGTAGGCTTTTTTTCTGCACTTTTTTTGGCATACTTTTCATGTGGATATCTCTTGTAATAATCAGGATGTCTTTGTTTAAATCTTAATCTGTACTCTGCAAATTGTTTTTTATGCTCGGCATAATAATGTCTCTGATAAATTTTTCTCTCTTCTCTATCAACGGACTTGTTCGCTTTTTTTTGATATATTGAATTTCTTTTAATCGTGCATTTCTTGCATTCGCCTCTTATTTTGCCTCCACAAACATAAAAATCTGTATCAGGCTTTCTTTTTCCACATATCTTGCAATTCTTAGGCACACTTTCCTCCACAGAAATAATGCCCCTCATTATCTTTTTTTAGTCCATTTAACTTAATAACAATTTCACTTAATGTGTCGATTGTTGAAATAAATCCCAACTTTTCGAGTAAATCATATTCAAAATGTTCAATTGGCTTCATTCTTAAAATCATATTATCTGAATTTGTTAACTCACATGCATTCAACCAAAACTTGGCAGCACCGACATCTATTGCAGCAATGCGACCAAAACATGCAGAACAACAAGACGCTTTATTCTTCTTCATTATTCTCCATCAAAGTTATGGATAAACCGCCATCAAATGGGTGCCATTCTAACAGATTTTCTATGGCTAATTTTTTGATTGCATTTTTAAATTTGGTGAAACCAAGAGACATGTCATCTTCAATTGTTTGCCTGGAAAAGTAAACGGTGCCTTTAGAGCCAGCACGGTTTATGCATTGTAAATATGCAAATAAAGAATCAGGGCAATGTCTGGATATTCTTTCAAGAATTTCTTGTGTTGTTATTCTGTATATGTCCACTTTCTTCCTGTATGCTAGACAAAAAAAGTTACACCATATACAATTGATGATACACTTGTGGAAGTGTTGATGTATTATCATCGTTTGGTTAGTATTTTGTGATACTTTCCATTGTATATGTTTTTATTTATGTAACTTTTCTTGTCCTCGGCCTAAAAGCCGAGGGTTTTTTTTGTTATTCCATTAAGGTAACTTTTGTCTGTGTTTTCTGTCTTGTCTTTTTTTTATTTAATTTAAAATTTTTGTTCATTTCAATGGCTTTTTCGAGTGTGAGATCCATTTCTTTCATGACAAGTGTTAAAATTAAATCTTGAAAGCCACCTGAAATTTCTGGAGTTGGCCACCAACAAAATCTTTTTTTCTTTGTTTCAGTTACCCAGATTTCAGGCATCCTTATCCAAAGCTTTTCACGTTTGTAGAGACATAAATCACATGATATTATCAGGTCATAGTATCTAACTTTGACTAAAGCGAGTCTAAGCGGGCTTTGTGCTTTATGTATTTTGTGAATTGATAGCATTTTTTCTCCTGTAACATGCGAAAAAACTTGTCACATGCTTTATATTGTGGTAAGTTCAAATAAATATTTACCATGTGCCACACCGCACTTTAAGAGAAAATTTACACTGTGTCAAATAAAATAGATAGAGAAAAGTACATGCGAATCACAACAATTCTTTATCCATTCTCAGGTTTAGACAAAATAAATCCTGATATAGTGGCAAAAGCGGCAGAAAGAGGCACAAAAGTGCATCAAATATGTGAAGGCATTGTATCAGGACTAGGCGAAATTGGAATAGATGAAGAAACATCTCCTTATGTTGAATCATTTAAAAAATGGTTTTGTGCTCCAGACATAATAGAAATGGAAAAACGCTTTTGGGATGATGAGCATGAAATTACAGGCCAAGTTGATTTTATTGTAAAAACACCAGAGGGATTGGCAATTGTTGATTTGAAAACTTCTTCTAAGCCATCAAAAACATGGCCAGCCCAGGGTTCTGCATATGCATACTTGGCCAAAAAGTCTGGATACAACATAAAAAAAATTCTATTCATTCATTTATCAAAATATGGCAAAGAACCAAAAATCTATGAATATCCTGTGGATGATTCTTTTTTTTTAAGCATCTTACGTACATTCAATCACTTTTTCAGAGGAAAAAATGGATAAACAATTAACCATACAGAAAGAACATGATGTTGCCATCCTAAATAAAGGGTTGCCATCCGAACATGAATTAATGGTATTCAATACCATTTCGAAACAAGCAGCTGACAGCAAAATGTATAATCATTACGGCGGACAGGCCGGAATTATGATGACTATATTGGCTGCACGAGAATTGGGTATTCCCCCAATGTTAGCAATCAATGGTGGCATATCAAACATCAATGGCAAATTAGAAATATCTGCCAGGCTTATGAATGCCATGATGAGAAGAGCCGGCATTAAAATAAGCATCAAAGAAAGCACAGACGAGCGCTGTACGTTGATTGGGCAGCGTGGCGAAGGTGGAGATAGGGCTGAAGTGTGTTATACGATAAATGATGCCAAACTTGCAGGATTGATCAAATCTGGTGGAGGCTGGGTAAAGAATCCAAAGGACATGTGTTTTGCCAGGGCTATTTCGCGTTTGGCCAGACAGATTGCTCCAGACATTATTGGTGGTTGTTACATTGAAGGCGAAATAAAAGCGACTGAGTCTGCTCCACAATTTGATATAGCAGAAATTGAAGAAATGATATTACCTGAGACAAACGAAAAGACGTTGTTTGATATGTTTCCGGAGTCAGATCATTCCATACTCAGAGAGTATATTCAGACAGTAAGCATGCATTTTAAATGGAGTGAAGGCGAAACAATAAAAAAATTCATCGCAGAGAAAAGTATTGTTGATAAATTTAATGCCTGGAAAGGCAAAAGGAAAGAATCATGAAATTTTTAATGATTATGTGTGGTCTGTTTATGTGTAGCTGTGGATATGTTAATCAATATTTAGGTATAAAAGATGATAACATAGGAGAAGAAATTGCCGAAGAAGTCATAAAAAAAGAAACAGGTTTAGATGTTGACTTAACACCAGGCAGTCCTGAATGAAAGACTCCACATTTATTCCATTGTTGATCATGGTTTTTTTAACAATTATCATTTTGATTTCTTTTTTGTTTTCAAAATGTAATTCATACATCATAAAGAGGTTAACGCCTCAGATCATGGAGGAAATATGCCATTAAAAAGTGGTAAATCCAAAAAGGTTATATCCCAAAACATAGCCACTGAAGTAAATGCAGGAAAACCACAGAAACAGGCAGTAGCCATTGCATTCAGCAAGGCGCGCCAATCAAAAGGAAATAAAAAATGAAAGCTTCTGAGAAAAAAACATTAATCAAACACATCAATAAAGATGATAAAGAATTCCGAAGCCAGATCAAAGATGATCAAAAGCTTAAAAAGGAAATTTTATCAAAACCAAAGGTCAAAAAATGAAAAAAGAAAAATCATCTGCTAAAGAAAAAAAACATGAAGCCAGAGAGTCAAAGGCTTATGAGAAAAAAGAAGATAAGAAAGAGATTAAAAAAGAGAAGAAGAAATGATGAGTGTGATATAAAAAACACAGAGAACTTAATCTCTTTTTTTGTTTCACGCAGGTAGGTTCATAGCTACCTGCTTTTTTTATGGGGTCATTGTGGTGTATAATATGCTATATGAAATTGTATTGTTATTCGCTGCGTTTCCAGATATTTCAGTAACTGACGAATTATATGCTACTACTGCCAAGTTAGTGTTACTTGAATATAGAGAAGAAGAAATCGCCCCTGATGCAACGTTCATTCGACTAGAAGCTGCGACTAACTGTCCGGTAGGCATAAACGTTGCTGCTGCCGTGTTTGTAGTGTTAGAGTAGGATAATATAACCCCAGCACTCCCACCATCTGTAAATATGTTCGTACCCCCATAATTCATAACAGCAGTGGCTTGTAAAATTACAATCACTTTTCCGGCTCCCGGAGCTGCTATTAATGTTATAGGAGTAGCATGTAGAGCTTTAATCTGAGAATTTGTTAACGTTCCTGTCACCTGTAAAATTGCCGATCCTGCTGCCGGCGCTGCACTTGTCCAGTTTGTACCATCAGAAGTTAGAACGTTTCCGCTTGTGCCTGCTGCCGCTGGATAAGTCGGAGTTGACCAAGAAGGGGTGGTAGAAGCTCCAGACATTAGCACCTTATTAGCAGTTGCTGTACCTGCTAGTATGGCACCTGCTGTTGCAGTTGAATAGAAAATACCACCATCTGAAGCGGTAAGAGAAGCATTGGTTCCCCCATCTGCTAAAGCAATGTCTGTACCATTCCAAACACCTGTTGCAATAGTGCCTAATGTGGTAATGGATGATTGACCAACATAAGAAGCTGAAATATCAACAACAGGAGTAGCCCCTCCAGTTGATGTAATTCTATTTGTTGTCCCGGAAACGCTAGTGACCTTTGTTCCTATTTGAGTACCAACGTATGTGACAACAGCTGCCTGAGATGGGACAACTTGATTTGAATTTAGGGACATTGTTCCGTCAGTATCTATCGGAACACCTTTTGTTGTGCCTTGTGTCATTTAAACATCCTCATTCCAATTTAATGCTGCTTGAATACTTGCTGAAGTAGCTGAAAATGCAGTTACGGTAATAGTTTGTCCTGGAGCAATAAAAATATTAAATGGTGTTAAATCGTAGTTCACATTAGTATTTCTGGCCAAACATAAGTTGAAAATTAATGTACCTGTAGTTCCTGTTCCAGCTACATCTACAGATGAGATTGAGTTTCCAGATGTAATTGTAACGCCTTGATCCGCTGTACTACCATTAATAGGTGAAAAAGATGGAGAACCTCCAATGGTAACCCCTGTTTTTAACCTAATTGTAGCTAATCCGTTTCCATTGTCTGTTGCTGCAGATAATGATCTTAATCTTATTAATCCTGAGTTTGTCACACCGTTATAAGTTGTACAATTGCGTAAATTAAGAAGGTTTGCTTCTGTTGTGATTGTATTTTTTAATGAATCTGTAGACCATTGTGCCGCTAAAAACTCTCTTTCACCTGAAATAAAAATACCTACGGAACCACAGTACATTGTAAGATTTGTAGTGCTTCCCGAGTTAACAACATTTGCAAAAAATGGAAATGATGGATTTGATACTTGTACTGCAGCTGATGAATTTGTGTACCTAATAGTATGACATAGAATCCATGATCCATCGGAACTGTTCTCTACCCAAAATGTGATATCTCCATACCCTAGATATGGATATTTGATTTGCATAACGTTTCCAAACGTTTTGTTCCAGTTAAAACCAGAAGCACCTGTTCCATCACATTTATCACCATTCCAGGCTGTTTGAGCAACCCAGCCATCAGAACCACCGTTGCGACGGCTAATTCCAAAAGCTGTTCCGTTATACCCAAAAAAATATCCAATTTGACTTCCTCCCACACCAACAATCTGAGTTGAACTTGCAGCGCTGGTGGTCCATACAGCTGTAAATCTAGCAACCATTCCTTCGCCTGCTCGATATCTAGCAATTCTTGTTGATGTGAATGATGCTGCTCCAGCTGCCCCAACACCTGTTTGTAATCTAAGTCTAGACAAGTTTGTATCAGCAACTCCAGTTGTCACTATCGCTGTAGATCCTGTTTGTGTGTTAATGCCATAGACCCAATCTAATTGAATCACAGGCTTCAGTGAAACAGCTATCAAGTCATTAAAAGCAGAGACGTTCGACCCACCTATACCAACGACGCTACTTAAGATATTTACCCCGACTGCACCTTGTGTCATTATGAAGCCTCCTGTCCAAATAAATTAAAAGAAAGAGTTGACAGCGTGGCATATACAGACACGACATCCGTAGTTGCAAGCGTGATTCCAATAGTGGCAATAAACGTATCATTTCCTGCTATTGTAACATCATAATACAAGTAATGCTGGTTAGCTAACCCAGCTCCTGCAGGCTGAACGGCTATGCGAAATGATGTTGCTGTTGCTGATCTGTTGCATACAACAATACTTGAACACACTGTGCTTGTTGAAGCTGGAACGGTATATAGAGTTGTTTGTGAAGCAGCTCCCGGTGATGACTGACCTAAAACCTTTATTACATTTGCCACTACATTCCCCCTAGCATAAATGATAGTTTATAATCTAAATTTAAATTATCTGACCAAGAGGGGCTAACACCTGCTCCTCCACTGACTAAAACCTGTCCTGATGTACCAAAACCAAGTGAACTTAATTGACCACTTGAATTGATGCCAACCGGAGCCGATGATGCAACAGTAACTCCTGTTACTCCTGCCACAAAAGCTCTATTATGCTGTCCCGATCCTGATCCCTGAGTGCCGATTCTAATTGTATTTGAATCTCCTGCAGTGCCTGAGTTTCCGATATCAATATTCGATGAATCTGCAACGGTATGAGAACGACCTGCACCATAACCCATGGCTATATTGTAAAAACCTGTGGTGATTACACTCAAAGAATCTGTTCCGCATGCTGTATTGTTAATTCCTGTAGTAAGAGCAGCTAACGAAGAAGCGCCTAGACATGCATTGCTTCCAGATCCATCGCCGCCAGTTGTGTAAGTGCCTAAAGCGCCGTGACCAACAGCTGTATTTAATATACTAATTGTTGTTAACGCACCACAACCCGATCCTATAAATGTATTTGCGCCCCCTTGTGTAATAAATTTTCCTGCTCCATATCCAATTATGACACAACCTGTAGCCCATGTAACGGATTGAAAAGCTAGATTTCCAATAGCTACATTTTGACTCCCCGAAGTTAATGTCCCCATAATTGTGGGGCCAATTCCAACATTAGCAGTCCCTATAGAAAGAGAAGGTAAAGAACTACCTAAAACAAGGTTTGCGATAGAAAAATCTTGAGTTAAAGTTGAACCAGATCCAACAAATTTAACAGTAGAATTATCAGTTAAAATATTCCAATTTCCAGAAGTGGGACTTAAGGCGCCACCACTATTTCCTGTAATTGTCTGACCAACCGATGAACCATTAACAGCTATAGAAATACTATTTGATCCATTTGTTATTGAAATTCCACTTCCCGCTGTTAGTGTTGCTGCGGCAGGTACTCCAGCTGTAGAACCTATAATCAATTTACCATCTGTTGCTAACGAAGTTAACGTTGGAACTCCTGTTGCGCCTGTTGTTAGTACAGAGTTATTTGAAGATGCAATTACACCCAGTTGTCCCGTAGAGCTATTAATTGTAGTTAAAACAGGATTAGATACAGTTACTCCAACAATTCCTGCCATATATGCTGTATTTTGTTGACCAGCGCCAGAGCCTTGAGTTCCTATCCTGATTGTGTTTGATTCACCTAATGTGCCTGTTGAAAGCACACATATATTACTAGATTCACTAGATGTATAACTGTTTCCTGCCAAATAACCTAAACAAGCGTTTGTGCTTCCTGTTGTTAATCTATTTAAACTATACGCACCGATAGCAGTATTATTAGTATCCTGTGTAAGAGCGTAACCAGAGTTTGAACCAAAACACGAAGTTTTTTGTGAAGTTTGTGTTTGATACATTGATGCATAACCAATACCCACGCTTTCAGCTGAAGAATTGGATAAAGTTCCGGCGAATCTACCTAGAAAAATGTTATATGAGGCGTCTGACAAAGTAAACGTTGATATTGTCCCACTATTTGTAAAATAGACAGAAGAACCTGTTCTTCTTGTTGCATTATTTGCATAAATTGTTATTGAAGATCCTGTTACAGAACCAGAATCACCTGCAATTGTTACTCCTCCGACTCCGCTGTTAATCTGCACGAATCCATTTGCATCCACTGTAAATTGAGAAGAATCGAAAGCAGCAAGTCCGACTTTTGTTATATCAGAAGCAGCCACTTCATCTGCTATCTGAACGGCAATAGTGACTGTATTTCCAGAAGCGGTTGTTTCAACTGGAATGCTATGTGCAGACACTTCTGTTCCAAGAATTTCCAACACATTTAAAATAGGCGTGGCATCATTATCATCCGTTACAAAGGTTGTGGGTATATCAGGGTTTGTTCCCAGAATATCAATATCACCGGCTTGAGACATTATTTATCCTCTTTAAGACGTTCAATTAATGTGTAAATGTTTTCAAAGCGCTTTTCTGTATAATGTGCAGATTTCTTTAACAATGAAATTTCTTTTATAAGTCCTTCGCAATCAACACGTAATGCACTTAGTATTTCATCTACTTTTTGTTTTATTGGATCGAATTCTTGTGGAGGAACAAACAATTCTTGTTTAACTTTTTGTGTTTCGCTTTCAATTTTTCCATGTATACATCCAAGAGATGTGTTTACATGGTTAAATAAACCTTCAAATGACTTCTTAAAACCTTCTAATTTGTATGTTAAGTTGTTGATGCTATCTTCAAATACATCATTTGACACACAGTGTTTGTCTAATTCATCAATGTTTGATTGAATTTGATTGATTCTGTCTGTAAAATCCTTATCAAATATACTATATTTTTGGCCAAAACCAGACAGAGTTTTTTGACATAAAGCTTCAAGATTTTCAAATTTAATCTCTGTGTTTTTTAATCGGCTAAACAGAGATGCTGTCAACTTTTCGTGTTGAATAGAAAGATTAACAAGCGCAAAGTTGAGATTTTGAATCGCCTGATTAGTCTGAAACATGAAGTCTTGATGATTTTTAAGTTCTTGTGCAACTTTTAAATCAACTTCTGATTTTTTATGCGTAGACAAATTCAATATATACCGCCCCGCTTACTGGTGCTGTAACTTGTTTAACATAAAACTGTGTGCCTAAAGCGAGTACAAAATTATCGTCTTTTCCAGGCACCAGATTTGCTGTTAAGTCAAATAATTTAAATGTACCAGCAGGTAAAAACAGCTGACCACTAGCATTTGTATTGTCAACGCTAAAGATCATTGCGCCTTGAGTATTGTTTGTGATGCACATAATGCGTGGATTTACGGTTAATGGTGTACCTACTGCTGCATATGATGCAGAAATACCTCCAAACGCTAATGTACGCAAAGTGTCAAAGTAAACTTTTTTAGCAATGGCTGTCATATGTCCTCTTAGTTAATAATCATGTATCCAACAACAGAAACATCCGTTGCAGCCAATGCAGTGGCATCGGCAGTTAGGTTGGAATTAATTACAAAAGATGTTGAATCAACAATGGTTCCGTGGCATAGATGACCAAGAGCGGCTGCACCTGTTGCGCCTACTGTTTGTCTCCATATAACAATTAGAGAGCCTGTTTTAACAGCTGTTGTGCTTACTGTGGCTGTACCCCCAACAAGAGTGACAGAACCAAAAGAATTGGCTCCTGCTGTTGTTGTTGTTCCTACAGAAGTAGACATGATTTTGTTTCCAGCAGTACCAAGAACTAAGTTTCCATTTGTTGCAGTAATAGAACCAAGAGTGGCTGTTAGCGTTGTTGTAGCAGTCAATGAACCTGTAACAGCTGTATTGCCTGTAGCATTTCCGATATTAGTTGCACCTGTTCCGCCTGTGCCTATGGAAGTGACTCCAGAGCCTGAAGTGTTTATATTTGAAGTTCCAGTTGCTGTGATACCACCTGTTGTTGCAACTAAACCTGTTGATGCAGTTAAAGATCCCGTAACAGCAGTGTTTCCAGTTGTATTACCAATGTTAGTGGCACCAGTTCCACCGGTATTAATTGTAGTAATGCCAGCACCAGAAGCGTTTATAGATGTGGTTCCAACAACTGTTGTAGCTTTAAGGCTTGATGTTCCAGCAGTAACTGTGAATCCATTTCCAGCAGTTAATGAAGTCACAGTTGTCAGTGAGCCTGGAGCTGTAATTGCAGCAGGTAAAGATAATGTAATTGTTCCAGCAGTACCAGCAGAGGTAATCTGATTTGCTGTGCCTAGAATATCAATATTTCCGCCTACAGGAGAAATAGCTCCTCCAGATCCACCTGTGAGACTGACAATTGCTCCTGTTGTTCCAGAACCTAATGTTATCCAATTTCCTGAACCTGGATACATATAAGAAGTATCAGCACTTGTATCAAGCCATAACGTTCCAGCTACATATGCTTTATCATTTGATGTAGGTGCTCTTGTGGCCTTTTGAAGGTCGGGTGGTAATATGGCTCTAACGCCTGTATACTGACGTGGTGATCTGGCTAATGACATACAAGTCCTGTGTAAAGTTTTAATTTAAATTTACACTATCACATATGTACAGAAATGTATACAAATTACTTGAAATTGACAAAATACTGGGTGAGATGATATATATAGATATAAATAATATAAATCAGGAGATAAAAATGAATGAATCAAAAATAAGTTTTTTAAAAGATCATGCAGACACAGTCGCTATCATAGGTGTTAACATAGCTATTGCAGCAATCTTACTTTCAATTTGTTTAACAAATATGGCTAGTGTTGCAGCTGCTAACGCGCGTATAGATTCATTGCATGTAATGTTTTATGATCTGCTGAAAGAGGGGAGGAAGTAATGGATTGGCTACATACATTATCAATCATGGCTACTGTTATCGGTTCTGCATATTATTTTGCCAGAGACATAAGAGAAGACATGAAAGTGCAGACTGCACGCACAGACAGGCTTTATGAAATGTTTATTGATTTGATTAAAGAGGGGAAAAAACATGGAAATAAATAATTCTATATTAATTCCTGCAATTTTTATTTGCATATTCTCAATCATTCTGTTGTCTGTTCATGTGTCCATAAATTCAAGCAAGATGGAAAAAGCGGAAAAAGATATAGCCGTGTTGAAGACTGTTCTTATAATGAAACAAATAATGCCAATAGAATTGGCTAATGAGGATGTAAAATGAATGACACAAAAAACATAACTTCCCATGTTGAATTCATGGTTCTACTTGTCACTTTGATAGGCGGTTTCTATTTGTTAGATGGTAAAATTGAACGCCAAGGCGAAAGAACAGATAAACTTTATGACATGTTTGTTCAGGTACAACATGAGATTAAAGATCTACATGGAAGATCATGCATAATCGAAACAAAGATAGGAAAATAAAATGATTACGTTTTGGCTTCTAGGATTTTCATTAATTAG